AGCTCAGCTGCCACACGAAGCTCCACCTGGGAGAAGTCAGCAACGATCAGCAGATACCCCGAAAGTGCAACGAACTTGCTCCGGAAGTCCTCTCCACGATTGACTTGTTGAAGGTTCGGCGAAGCTGCACTCAGACGGCCCGTCTCGGTGCCCATCTGCCTGTAGTTGCAGTGGATGCGCCCATCCGGCCCAATAGACTCAAGCAATTTCTCGATATTCGAGACCTTGGTGACCGCTGTTTTCCAAGTCAGATACTGATCAATTAGTTGGTAGTCACTCCGCAGGAACGCCAACAGGTTCTGGTCCAAGCTCGGGGCACCCTTCTCGTCAACGGGCAGCAAGATCCCCGCCTTCTTAAAACCCAGCGCCATTTGCTGGGCCGACCTCGGGTTGAAGCCCTTGTAAAGTTTTGTGCCGAGCCGCTTATAGCCACTGTCCTTCTCCCTGGTATTGATGCTGCCGTCCGGATCCCGCGGCAGCCACGAGTTCCGATCATCCGGCGCGTTCTTCCGGATCTCTTGGTCCAGGTGCTCGAGGAACAAGGTCTTCAGCGCCTCGGCCTCCGCAGTGAGCGAGACGCGCAGCTCCTCAGCCCCAGGCTGATCGAACCCGAACCCGTGCCACTGCATCAGCGCGATCGGCCGCAGCACGCGCATCTCCAGCTGGAACAGGTCCCATAAGGTGTAGTCCCCCCGGACGATGTCGTTCGTCAGCTTCGATTGAAGCACCGGCGCCAAGTGAGGCAAGCAGATGGCATCCCGCGCCGAGTACACGAACTGCTCGGTGGTGAGCACGCTCGCTGACCAATCGGACTTCTGAAGCTCCTTGGGCATGACCCACTTCAGATTGCGCCTGACGATCTCACCGAGGTCATTGGGCGCACCGGTGCCGTTGTTGATGATCTTCGCCGCGACCATGGTGTCGAAGATCGGCCCCCCGAGGACGACCCCCTCCCCCCGTAGAAAGTTCAGGTCAAACGCCGCGTTTTGCAGCACTTTGCGGCATCCCCCTTCGAGCAGCGCTTTGAGTTGGCGCAGCCCGTCGGCCCCCCATGGAACCTCACGGCAGTCCGCCCGCCGCCACCCATCAAGATCGACAATCAGGGCAAACTGTGTAGTCGCCACCTGGATCAGGCGGACCTGATTGACCCGCGGATCGAGCCCCGTCGTCTCAGTGTCAACCCCAATGGGCATTGCAACAGCTTCAATCTCAGCGATGCGCCGCTTCAGTTGACCAGCCTGGGCTGGACCTTTGATGACGTCGTAATCCGGATGCAGCAGTGCTCCGATCGCGTCCTCGGTGATTTTCGATGGCATTGTGAAGTAACTGCTACAGGCGGATGGACAGCCTCTCGCTGAAGTTCGCGGAGGAGTCAGCTCTCAGGCAGCTCGAAGACTGCACTGATATTGCTGAGTTGAAAAAACTGACGTCAGCACTGATCAAGGCTCACTTCAATGCGAAGGCGCTGATCTGCCAGTTGATGGAGCAGGGACTGAAGGACATCTCCCGAGAACGGTGCACCTACTGCCCTCACGAATGAGTGGCCAGTAGGCTTGCCCCAGCGGGCTCCTCGCATCGGAGCCACGCGGCCACCAGCGGCGAACGGTGGTGACGCAGGGGGAAGGGGCGGCTGACCCCTCCCCTTGCCCTGCTCCGGTCAGCCTAGGCGCCGTTCCGGTTCTGGTCACCACTGGTCACCAAAGCGCGCCCAGTCCTCCGGCGTCTCCTGCCACTCCGTCAGGACGGGAACATCCACGTCATGTCGTTGAACCGGGGGTCGCGGTTCAACCACAGCTGGACGATCGGATGGTTGTCCGTCGAGCACCGCCAGATCTGGGTCATCGCCCAGTGCCGGCCGCCCGGAGTCTTGGCCTCCCGGAACTTCCGCTCCCACGTCGCCAGGCGCTTGCACGCCTTCCCCGAGCTCGGCAGCCGCTGAATCTGGTCCTGGTTGGTCATGAGACTCCTTCTTACCCCGCGTTTGGATGTCCGTTGTCCGTTCATCACCGAGATCGCCCTCGGAGACTGGGATTCTTGAACGGACATCCTGCTCCGGTTCTGGTCGGTGTCCGTTCATCCCCTGAGCAGGTTGGGCGACCTCGGATGAATGGACACTAGCTCCTTCGGCGACCGGAGTGTCCGTTCTTAAATCCTGTTCCTGCAACGGATCTCGGGGATGAATGGACAAAAGACACTCAAAAGAGGGCAACGCACGCGAGGGGGTGGGTGGGAGTGTGTAGGAAGGCGCCGGACGACGCTGCCCCGAGATCGGCACCGGCTTCCCCTCCACCAGCACGCCATTCGTCACCCACCGGTCCAACCACCGCTTCACCGTCTTCCCCGAGGGCGCCTGCCTGCCCTGACCCCCCATCTCACCAACCAGCCGCTCCCAGACCTCCTTGGCGGTGACCCGGTCATTCCCGTCGCCGTCTTCACCCCGAGCCTTCAGCACCCGGTCCTTGACGATGCGCAGCGCCATGGTGTTCGGCTCCGGATCGCCCTGCCCCTGGTCCTCGCGCCGCTCCGTCGGCGTGTAGTCCCACACCGAGTACGCGAAGTCGTGGTCCCGCTCGACCACCAGCAGGTCGCCCTGGCGCCCCAGGCGTGACTTCTTGATCTGGATCATCCGGCAGTTGCCGGGACTCCGCCGCCGCTCCCTCAGCGACTCCCGCTCGTCCTCCGAGAGCGTCCTGAGGTGCCACTGCTCATCAACCGCCGCCACGAGGTAGCGCGTCCCCCTGGCCTCCCCATTGGCGTTGTCGTGGTGGATCCAGATGATCGACGTCGCCGGGAACCCATCGGAGCTCGGATCCCCGTTCTTCTCCGCGTAGTAATAGAAGGGACTGGCAAAGCCCTTGTCCTTCTCCTCGCACTGCATCTTGGTGCTGCAGGAGCCGATCGAATCCACCACCACGAGCGCGGGCTTGTACTGCCGGATCCACTCGGCGAACTCGTGGGTGTGGTTGATCTGGAAGCCGCGCTTGACGATGAACCAGCTGTCGCTGGCCGGATCGATGCCGTTGTCCTCGCAGTCCTGCAGGAGCTTGGCCGGGTTCTGATCGTTCTGGATCCAGAGCACCGGGCCCTGCTTGACCGGCAGCTCAATGCCGCGGATCCGCATCGGAGTGCCGCGCCCCACGGCGGTGGCGAGGCCCATGCAGGCCGACGTCTTCCCGAGGCCGCCGGCGGCGTGCAGCATCACCTGGGTGGGCTTCATCAGCAGGTTCGGCACGAGGAACTGCATGCGTTCCACGTCCTGCCACCAGTGCTTCTTCTCGTTCTGCCGGCGCGAATCCTCGTAGTACCGGTACTCCTCCATTGCCGCCAGGCACTGCGACCCGGTCAGGCGCCGCCCCGTCTCTGCCGCGAGCTCGGCCATCCGGGCCACCCGCAGCGCGGGGTTCATCTCCTCGTCGTGGATCTTGATCAGGGCCTCGTGAAAGTCCCTGGCGTTCATGACGAGCCGCGGCACCTCCTTGGTGACCTGCGCCTGCGCGTCTTCGGGGTAGTTGAAGCCAATCTCCCCCGCGAGGTCGGCGACGTACTTCTCCAGATCCGCCCCAGTGGGCTTGCCGGCATAGAGGTTGTCGACCTTGATCTTGTGAATGAAGTCGAGCAGGTCACCGCCGACCTCGCACGCCTTGCAGTCCCAGCAGCCGCTCTGCTTGGAGAACTGGAAGCTGGTGCCGCTCTTGCCGCCGTGCCACGGGCAGCCGGACATCATCTGCGGATTGTCGCCACCGCGCTCCTTCCAGCCGTAGCGCTCAAACGCCTCGTGCCGGAAGACAAGGTCCGCCAGCCGAGGCCGCAGCTTGGCCTGCACCTCCTCCTTGAAGAACCAGCCGCGGATCTGCCGCGGCGGCAACACGGTCTGCCCCCCGAGCTCGGCATCCAGCTCCTGCTGCACCGAATCCGGCAGCCACTGGACCGGCTTGCGGAACGGCCGCAGGGCATCGAGCACCCAGCCCGGCGCCGGCTCGACCTTGCCCTCGTTGTAGTTGAGGAAGCGGTAGCGCCCGCCGGTATCCGGATGCGGCGAGCCCGGCAGCACGCTCTGACTCTTGTTGAAGCGGAGCACGACCTCCTCGTACTCGGGGTCGCCCTCGACCAGAGCCTTCTGCTCCAGGTCCGCGGCCTGCTCCTTGGCTTTGGAGCCCCGGTGCCAGGTGCCATCGAGGGTGAGCTTGAGCCTGGTGACGCTGTCCAGCTCCGGAATCAGCTGCCGCGGCACTTGGTAGATGAGCTGCCGGCGCCCCGGCCTCCCCGAGGTCCAGGCCATGGTGCGCTCCTCGCCGTAGGGCTCGTACTCGTCACCGGCGAGCGCCTTGTAGCGCGCATCGGCCGTAGGCCCATCGATGTCGAGGGCGATCAGCCCCTGCGAGTGCTCGCCAGTGACCACGCCAATGCCGCGGTAGCACTGCCTGGCTTTGTACGCCTCGATGCACATCTCGGCCGTGAGCGGCCTGTTCTGCCAGCCCTCGACGTAGGTGTCCTTGCCGTGCACTGGCACAAAGCGCCACCAGCGTGGGAAGACGCCGCCGCGCAGCAGATCGATCGCCTTTCCACCGAGGTCGTCGGGCGGAAGGCTTGCGGACGATGAAGCAATCATGTAAATTCTGCAGCGTTATAGGTGCATGAGGGGGCAGATCTGCCCCCTTTTTTGTGCGCCGGCCCAACCGGGCCTGGTCACGGTAGGGCCACAACCGTTGCGGGACAAGGGTACTAGGTGTGTTGTCTTCCTTAAGTGAAGTCAAGGACGCATTTACCTGTTTTATGTTTGAGTCGCTGCCAGACACGACAAAAGGTCCGTCCTGTGACGCATCCCGCAACGCTTGAGCCCAACTGCGGTCTAGGCCCCGACGCCACGATCCGAGACCAGTTCGAGAACGGGGTCCGGGTGTTCTCCCTCCTGTTCACCAAGTGGATGGACACCAACGCCTGGTCCCACCCGGTGATGGTCCAGCTGGCCGCGGGCTGCCTGCAGCTCCCCGGCGGCAAGGGCTGGCTGCACTCCTCCCAGATCAGCGGCCTGCGGCACGGCAAGCTGCTCAGCCCCGGCCCTCGCACCTTCATGGCGATCGAGCGGCTGAACTTCCACCTGCACCTTTACACCACGAAGCAGCGCCTGCTCCCCGGCTCGAGTAGCAGCAACTTCTACTCCCACCCCTACGTCATCACCGAGGACGGCGCCCCACCCGAGCTCGGCTGGTGGATGGAGGTGTTCTGCGGCGCCCGCCTGCCCAAGGACGTTGACGTCAGCACGCGCTTCTTCACGGAGGACCACTCCTACACCGTGTCGGCGAACTGGGCGAAGCTGATCCGCCGCCTGCTGATCACTTCAGGCCACGACATCATCGAGGAGCTGGACAGCCTGATTCGTGCTCACTACCCGGTGCGCGAGCCCGACCGGGTGTCCCAGCTGATCGCCGTGATCCAGAACCGCACGCAGTGGAACCCGGACGAGCTGCTGCGCGAACTGCCCGCCATCACAGCGTTTACAGCAGCTCTCGGCGGCCCCGAGAACGAGGAAACACTGCTGCAGGCCATCGACACATGAGGTATGTCAGCAAATGACTACAGGTAGAGCAGCCCGCTGAACCTGCCACCATTTGTGCAGGTACATTGCGGCACCCTTGCACCGCCTTTAGTGCAGATCGCGACGCACCTTCCCACCCGCTACAAAACCATCAACTGGGAATACGCCTCATTAGTCGCGATTAAAGTCAGTAACACTGGATACAGTTGCGATGTCTCACTCATCTGCGAGCAGGACGAGCAGAGCGGCTACTTTCCCGTGCGCTGCGAAGCAGCTCAGCTGGAGTACCTGCGCCCGTACGCCGAGATCCTGCGCCGCGCCACCTACGAAGGCGGCGAGCCACCGGTGGTTCCGATCTTCCGCTCAAACGGCTACGCCCACCTCTGCGTCAGCGGCGCGGTCTACGACTACCCCGAGCTCGACTCCGTCCGCCAGCGCCTCTGCACCCCCGCAAAGCGGGGGGGGTGACCACCCACATTTCTTCCAATTTCGGTCAACCTGATTCGGTTGACGCGTTTCCTGTTCGGGCCTAGGGTGGCGTGAGTCGACCCCACGGTTTGGGCACTCCCCATCTCCTCTACGGCGAGCGGAAGCGCAAGCGCCATCTGTACCTCACGGACACGGCGCACCAACATCTGGTCGGCATGGCACAGCGCACCGGCAACTCTCCCTCCGAGATCTGCGAGCAGATCATTCGGAAACACGCCAATGCGACTGCCGCTGAACGGCTCACGTCACCCTTTCTGATCGACATCCTGCCATGACTGCCACATTCCTATCAGCTGACCTGATCGACGAGATCCTCAAGGAGTCATCTGGCTCCGGTCGCTACGTCAACCCATCCAAGATCGAAGGCGAGCTCCGCCTGCGCCTCTTTGGCACCGGTGTCAGCGGCTTCGAGGGCTGGACCGACGAGAACAAGCCCGTCCGCTGGGAGCTCAAGCCGACCGAGCTGCCCTCGAACATCAAGGTCCGCGAAGGTCAGACTCCGCTGAAGCGCTTCATTGCCATCGTCGTTTACGACTACTCCTCTCAGGACTTCAAGATCCTGCAGATGACCCAGAAGACGCTGATGGAACAGCTCTTCAAGTACGTCAAGGACGAAGAGTACGGCGATGCCACGCAGTACGACATCAAGATCAGCAAGACCGGCGAGGGCATGAAGACCGAGTACACCCTTCTCGCCGCACCGCCTCGTCCTGTCGCCAAGGACATCCAGGCCGCCTACGAGAAGGACGGCGTGCGGATCAACCTCCAGGCCCTGTTCGACGGTGACGACCCCTTCGCTGAAGCTTCGGCCTGATCTGTCCAGTTCCGGAGTGGGGCGGCAAGTGACCGCCCCTTTTTCCCGAACCGCTATGGATCCTGCTGTGCCACCTCTGCTCCGGATCTACGCCCGGAACATCGAACTCTTAGCGGTGAAGCGCGGGATCCCTGCGCATGCCCTCGCCGGCGAGCTCGGCCTCACCGCCAACACCTTGAACCGCATTCGGTTCGCCCGCAGCCGCTACCTCGACCCCGAAGTCTTCGTCGGTCTTCTTGACCTCTTCGAGTGCGAGCCCAACGACCTGCTTTTACCCCAGCCAGGTATCGACTACTCGCATGACATCCGCACTCGCTGATGGGCGCCTGCCCCATCTGCCCCGGTACGAGCCAGTCCGCTCCCACGAGGGCGACGAGCGTCTGTACAGCACACCCGCAGGCAGCCTGCACAGCGTCACCACCATCCTCTCGGGCAGTCGCGACAACTCCGGCCTGGAGCTCTGGCGCGAATCCGTCGGGGCCGAGCGCGCCGACTTCATCAGCTCATTCGCCTGCTTCCGCGGCAACGGCCACCACCTGAACATCGAGCGTTGGCTGACCGACGGCAGCGAGCCCGAGTACAGCCTGGCCACGTCGCCGTACTGGAAGTCGACGCGTCGTTTCCTGGACACGATCGACTCCGCGCTCCTGCTCGAGGGTGCCGTCTGGCACCCGGACGGCTTTGCCGGCACGCTCGACGCCATCTGCTACCTCGCCGAGGACGGCCTTCAGCCCACCTTGTGCGACTGGAAGACGGCCGACAGCCCACGCAAACCGGACAAGATCTACGAGTACTCGCTGCAATGTGCGGCCTACGCCGCTGCTGCGAACTACGTCTACGGGCACATGGGTCTGAACATCACCCAGGCCAAGATCGTGGTCGCCATCGCCGATAGCGCGCCCCAGATCGAGACGCTGGACGCCCGCGCCCTGGAGCAGCTCTACAAGCATTTCCTGGCCCGGCTGCAGCGGTTCACCTTCGCCCGCAAGAGCAGGGGAGGCCGCAAATGAGCTCGGCAACTACCAGTGTGACCGAGTACCTGCGCGCCGCACTGGGCGGCTCACTCATCGGCCAGATGGCGGCGACGCGCGACATCAGCGTCGAAGCGCTGCTCACCCCTGACTCTGAGGCGCTGAATACCCTGCGCGCCGAGCTCGAGGAATTCGGTGTGGACCCCGAGCTGCTCGCCACGCAGGCCCTGGCTGCGCTGACCGCTCTGATGATCGAGCCCGACAACGCCGATCGCATCGTCACCGAGCTGACCCGGCTTCTGTGGAGCATCCTTGGCGACCCCAAGAGCGGCGCTCCCCCCGAGATCTACCGCCAGGCCGGCAGTGCAATGCACCTGTCATTCATCGGCATTCTTTCACCGCAAATTCTCGAACCTTTCTTCAAGTCACTCGATTAGCCATGCCCCGCCTGATTGGTCTTTACAGCTCCGCGCCTCAGTCCGGCAAGTCGAGCGTCGCGTCGTACCTCAGCACGTACGGCTACCGCACCGTCAGCTTCGCCACTCCGCTCAAGGCGATGGTGCGCAGCTTCCTGGTCCACGCCGGCTACACGTACGACCAAGTCGACGACCTCCTGACGCCGACCCAGAAGGAACGCATCCTCCCCGAGCTCGGTGTCAGCCCTCGCCAGCTGATGCAGACCCTCGGCACCGAATGGGGCCGCGATTGCATCCGCCCCGACGTGTGGTTGCGGTGCTGGGAGCGCAACGTCAAGTACTACCTGAGCTCCGACCTGCCTGTGATCTGCGACGACGTCCGCTACCCGAACGAGGCGGACCTGATCCGCAAGCTCGGCGGCGAACTGTGGCTGATCACGCGCCCTGGCGTGCGCCGCACCACGAGCCACGCCAGCGAAGGGTCGCTCGATGACTTTCCGTGCTTCGACCGGCGCCTGGACAACAGCGGAACGCTGATCGACCTGTACCAATCTGCGCGCCGCGTCATCGACCCCACCCCCGAGCTCGCGTCATGACCGTCCCCATCCCCGAGGCCGCAGACCGCCTCAGCCATCCCTGGCGCTTTCGTCTGGGCGACAACGTCTATGTCCGCGGTCGCGGCTTCGACGAGACCTTCAAGGTCGTCGGCGGCGAACTCTGGCTCGGCTGCCCCCATCTGACTCTGGTCGACCCGAACGGCCGCACCTGGCGTGTCGCCCAGATCGAGTGCTCTTCCCGTCCGATCGTGTTCCGCAAAGGCTGATGGATCCTCATTTCCGCGTCGAGGTGCTGAACCGCACCGAGCAGCCCCAGACCCTGTGCTGGTGGGCAATGCACCAGGACTACAGCGAGGACTTCGTCTTCGACGAACACCCTCCGACCGAAGCCGAGGCCGGTGAGATCTGTGTGAAGCGGCTGCTCTCCGGCGAGCGCGGCCACTACGGCCCACTGGAGCACCCACAGATCAGCTTCAACGTGGGCTGGTTCCCCCACTCGGTGATGCAGCAGGCCCGCACCCACCGGGTGGGCGTGAGCTTCGACGTGCAGTCGATGCGCTACACGGGTCAGCGCATTCTCGACGTGTGCATGGGAACTCGCGACGTCGAAGAGGTCTTCTACCTCCGCCCGGTGGGCACCTACCGCGACCGTCAGGGCAAGCGGTACGAGTACACCGCCGACGCTCGCCTGGTGGACCGCATCATCTGCGTCGACGCCGCCGGCCGTTACAAGCTGGCCATCGAGCGCGGCTACGCCGAAGAACACGCCCGCGGCATCCTGCCGTTCGACTACCGCCAGCACTTCGTGGTGAGCTTCTCACTGCGCGCCTTCCTGCACTTCCTCGACCTGCGGGCCAAGCTCGATGCTCAGGAAGAAATCCGCATGCTGTGCGACCTGATGTGGCCGCACATGCAGTCGTGGGCCCCGGAAATTGCCGCCTGGTACGCCGCCACACGGCTGCACAAAGCACGCCTTGCACCATGACCCCCCTCCTCATCACCATCCGCTCCACCGAGGACGGCTACTACCACTGGGAGCTACACAACGGACCTGACGGCGCCTTCAAATACTCCGGCTACACCCCGCTCCTCGAGCGCTGTTTCGAGGAGATCCTCCGCGCCCAGTGGAGCCTCGCTGAACACCTCACAAGAGACCTGAACCCCGAGAACGGTTGGCTGCCGCACGACGCCCCGGATCCTGCTCCCATCCCCCAGGTTCATCCGCCCTCGGGCGACGCGCTCCCCGCTCAGCAGGACATCCCAGCCTCGAGCCATCCGAGCACATCTTCACCAAGCATTTACCCTCCCCCATCCAGTTCTGGTTGACAATGCACTGATGTCCAACTCAGAACTACAGAGCTATCTGACCGATGTAGGACGGCTGCCCGTCCTCAGCAAGGAAGCGCAGCTGCGTCACTGCCAGCGCATCTTCGCCTGGGTGAACCATGCCGATGGCCGCGACTGCGCCCCACCGCGCATTCGCCGCGCCGGCGAGCGCGCCATGACGGTCATGGTGCAGACCAACCTGCGCCTGGTCGTCTCCATCGCCAAGCGCTACCAGAACAGGGGCCTCGACATGCTGGACCTGATCCAGGAGGGCAACCTCGGCCTGATCCGCGGCCTCGAGCTGTTCGACCCGACCCGCGGCTACGCGGTGTCCACCTACGCCTACTGGTGGATCCGCCAGGCGATCACCCGCGCCATCCACAGCATGGCCCGCCCGATCCGCCTCCCGATCAACACCCACGAGGTGCTGAGCCGAGCCCAGCGCTTCACCGCCGAGTACACCGCCACCAACGGCCGCACCCCGACCTTCGCCGAGATCGCCGCGCACTGCGAGACCACGACCGAGCGCATCGTGGCCATGCTCGACCTGCAGTCCACGACGACGTGCCGCTCACTCGACACGTTGTGCACGGACGACGGCAACGCGCTGATGGACCTGATCGCCTACGACAGCACCAGCGCCACCAGCTCCCCGGACGAATCCCTGCGCCTGCAGGACAACCGCGAGGTGCTGCGCCTGGCACTGAGCCGCCTCCCCGAGGTCGAAGCGCAGATCCTGCACGGCGTGTTCTTCGAGGAGCGCTCCCTGCGCGACATCGCCACGGAGCTGGGGTTCAGCCGCTCCCGCGCCGGCCAGGTGCAGAAGACGGCATTGAACCGCCTGCGCAACATCCTGCGCCTGCAGGGGCACGCCCCATGAGCAGCGAGCCCCTGGTCCGGCTGCGGTGGTACGAGCTGTGGATGCTCCGCTTCCTGTCGCGCAGCCCGCGCATCGCGCGCATCACAGTCCAGCAATTCGCCCCCGAGCCCGATTTCGTCGGCCAGCTCGAAGCGCTGTACCACGGCCCCAGCGCCGA